CGTCCACTCTAACATCGATGATATTAACTCTTGGTTCAAAGTTATTAATCACATCGATGACTGCTCGCTTAAGCATAACATTAAACATTGGTCCAGGATTATCAAATAGCAACTGTCTAATCGGAGATCCAATTTCACTGTGGAATGGTCTCTCAAAGTTTCGTGTCAATAACAAATTCTTGACGGACTGCTTAATAGCATTGTCGTCATATCGGCGAGTTATATCCCCAGTCACTGGATGCTTAGTGAAGTTGAGGTCTAAATCCGAGAAAATTCTTGTGTTTCTTGCCATATCGTTTATTTAGGTTATTCTATGAAAGAGTTATTAGAACCTTGTGCTATTGCATCGCCACATTGAATACTATCTCCAATTCTAGCTGCTTTTTTACCTTCAATGTAAGTCTTACTCGCTCCACTACTGGGAATACGAATATCAGAATTATGTGTAGTTATTCCACAAGAGTGTGCTGCAAATTTACAATTAGAATCTACAACTCCAGCCAATTTTCCATTAAAATAGGTTTTAGCCACTGGGGTTGTTATTAAAGCAGTAGGTGCGAAACACCCGTGTCCTGTGCTTTTATCTCCGATTGTTGCTACAGCAGGCATTATCTTCCTATCCTAGTTTGGGCAATGGCATTAATTAAAGCAGTCTTACCTATGTCCCAGTTAAAAGTAGAAACAACTGTATAAGTCTGCTGAACATCTGGTCCAATATTGTTGGCATCTTTAGCCGTTACTGTATAACTATAAGTTACAGTTTGTACAGTCGGTGCAGTAAAAGAACATATTTCGTATGAATTTGTTATATCATTAAAATTGGTAACAGTATTATATGTTTTATCTTTTGTCAAATATGTAATAATACTGCCACCATGAGGCTCGGCATCATACTGACCAGAAATATTATTAACACCAACAGTCATTAGAGCATTAGTTTTATCTGCAACTATTCCTGTGACTGCGTAATCTGTTAATGGGTCTGGATCAACATAAGAAAATGTCTGCGAATAGCTAGTATAAACAGGCAACTGATCCACAGTTTTCAAAGCAGTAGTGGATGGAGTCCAAGGCATTACGCTGCTTTCGGAGGAATAGTTTCTAACAATACGAATCCTGAAGGAATGCCCTTAGAATCTCGTTTATAAACTTTATCATTTACCATAGTGAATGCTTGTTTTCTTCCACCTTTTGATTTAAAAGATACATGAATCCAGCAAGATTCTGGGAAACGATATTCAAGGATTAACTGATCATATGGTAGAACTTTTTCAAGCTGTTGAATAAACTCATATGTTTTAGTATACTTGTCTGGAAGCATAATACCGATATCCAGTGCCTGACCCTTACAGTGGTCTGATGTTGGTGACTCATTGGCAACAACACCCTTTAGACGATAACCTGAGTTAATCTTCCACTGTTTCTTATATCCACCGATGCCACCTGGAAGAACATTTACTGCTGGTTCAAGAAGATTCTGACATGTTAAAGCAAGATTACATACAATTTCTTGTGCCTTATATAATCTCTCTGGAGCATCCTTACTATCTTTAAGCATTTGATCAACAAGTTTGTGTTTACCACCAACACCACCATCCATCAACATACCAAGAGTAAAGTTCTGTGACATTCTAAAGTCATTCGTAAACTCTTTAGATGCGTAGATAATATCGCAACTCACTGGAACTGTAGTTGTAGAACCACCTGATGGTTTTGGTGCTTCTTCTGTTGCCACTGGCGCAGGTGCTCCAACAACACCTTCTTTTCTACTAGTTTCTGCAGATGCAGCACGACCTTCTGGTGTTTCAAAGTCATCTGGAGTCTCAGCAACAGTCTTTTCTTCAAACTGTCGTTCTGGTGGAATAGAATATGGAACAACTGGCGATAATGGATTACCCAAAGGTGGGGGAGTCAATGCTACCTCAGGTGCAACAATAGTTTCGCTACCTGCAGCACCATTACCGAATTGACCTTCAGCATAATCAGCAGATAGTGTTCCACCTGCAAGGATGTCCATACTACCACTTGATTCTAGATTTACCGTAGCACCGAGTAAATTAAATCCTTCATCTGCAGCAACTGAAACTGCAGAACCATTTATAGCGTAATTAGTATCTGCCTTTTGATTAATATTTGCAGCTTGAACATCAAAGTCACCCACTGCTTTAATAAGTATGTCGCCACCTGCAGACATGTAAATATCATTGGCAACTCCGATGTCTAGATTCTGTCCAACTTTAAGAGTTGCGTTTTGTTCAACTTGAATATTGGCATCTGTTCGAGCATAGATGTTTGCATTACCATTCACAGTAATGTTCAATTCGCCAGCCACTGACATGCAACCATTCTTTTCCATAACAACAAAGTTATCACCAATAATGTAATTAACTTGTGTTCCGTTTGGATCAATTTCGCTGAATGTTCCAGATCTATGATAAGTGTTTATTCTTTCATATCCTGGAGTATCATCAAATTCTTGTAGGTGACCAGATTCTGTTTCAAACACTTTGTTGAATGGATACTTTGCTCCATATGGTGCTTCTGGTTGATCCCATGTTCCGTTGTCATTCGCTTTTGGTACACCCAACTTACGAATGGCATCTCTCTTTTTAATAACTGTACCTTCAATAACACCACGAGCAAGACGATTGGTATCTGGCTCGCCAATATATTCCTTTAATGGATACTTGTTGTTTGGGTCTCTAAATCCAGTTGTGCCAGAACCACTACTGATAGATTCAGGAGATGGTTGTGGTGTAGTAACAACACCTACTGGTGGTTTATCTGGAATTGGTGGATTTGCATCTTTCTCTGGAGCACCAACATCTGGTGACTGTCCATAGAAATATTCGTAGTATGATTTCTTTCGTGCAGCAATATCAGGGGAGTTTACACCGACTGCTTGTTTTGCGGCAAGAAAATATCCAGGATGTGCATTGACATTAACACCCTTTGGTACTCTGTCTTTAATATACAATGCAGCAACTAAAGCTGACACATTAATATCAGTATCAAGTGAGTCTGGATTATTGACTAGGTCAAGATTCAACCCCATATCATTGGCTAGTTTCTGGTATCTTGCATAGTTTGATTTACCAGTTAGCTGAATAAATCCACGACCATAATACTTTCCACCATCAGCGTCTGTCTGATTACCAAGGAATCCTTTTCCTCGTTTAGTTGGACCATATGCCCATGAGAAGAATTGTTCTCTGGTTAATCCTCGTTTTTGAGCATTAGCATATTGTGCAATATCTTCTGGAGTGGCAAATGAATAAATTGTTTTAAGGCGAGCCTCAGAATAGTTATATGATTCCAACTGAGGAATCCAAGTGCTCTCACCACCAGCGATACCAAGCAATGCACACTTCTGTTCTTTAGTAGTTAATCCAACTTTGTCGCAAGCTGCAATTAATGCTTTAATACCTTCAGAAGATTTATTTGGATTACTAGAAGATTTTGGAGGTGGAATTGTAGGAATTGATACATTACTTGCTGTCTGATTTACCTTTGCTGGTGCAGTACCAGTAGTTACTGGAGTTCCATCACCAGAAACTAAATTGGTAACTTTACTTTCTGCAACTGCAGCAAGGTTTGTTGGTGCAGCTTGAAACTTTACAATATTTTCTTGATAGTTTATAACTGCATTACTAACTGTAATTTTAGTTCCACTATCGATAGAAACAATAAATGTATCAGCTGGGAGACCAAATGCCAATACTTTCATATTGGCTCTTAAATCTTTGGTTAAAGTAGTTGATCCAGTATCTTTATCGTAGAATGTTAATTGTGTTCCATTTGTTGGACCAGGAATAGTTCTTAGTTCTAGGTTTTCAATTTTACCACCAGAACCAATTGGTGCGTCATCATCTTGATCAATTGGTGCTGGCGCAGATGGAATACCACCAACAGTACCAATCATAATTGGTTGTTGATTATCGCCATCAGCAAATATAATAATTACGGAAGTACCTTCAACTGGACCAATCGGAGAAGATCCAATACCATTCATCGCAGCAGATGTGACTGACTGCATTGGGTGTGCCCATGGCAAATCTGAAGTAGGAAGCTGTGACTTATCGTGTGTGTGTAATCCAACGACTCGGACTTGACAACGACCAAGTTTTAATGGATCACTTCTATTTTCTACGACACCATAGTAAAAATTCATTATTTGTTCCTATTCATATCCAACTGAGATGATTCTTTAATTAGTTCCATGTGGCACTCATGTTTTGCTTTATCAATGTGATGATTAATAGCTGCAATAATATAATAACCAGAGAACATTTTGTCTGTGGTATCTTTATCATTCTTAGATATTGGTTCTATTTTATTTAACACCACTCCAACTTTCTGTCCAACTGTGTAATCTGTTCTCCCTGGAACTGTAATATTTAATTTATTGGCTTCTGCCATTTTCATTAAAGATGTTCGCTCTTGAAATGTTTTAGAGTTAGTAACATCACCAAACCCATTAAAATTACCAAAGTCTTTAGGGAAGTTAATAAGAGTTGAGTTTGATCTAAAGATAGCTTTATCAGAATTGATTGGGTATTTGTTTAGATGTTTTTGTTGTTCAAATCGTTGAAACATATTGTAGTTCTTAACTGAGTATGTTTTCTTAGTCACATCATACGAAATCTGTTTTGATGAAAGCATACCATTACGAATTCTATCCATATAGTCAAAACCAATAGGAATGCTAATATCCGAAATTCGTTTATAATCTTCATTCACATTTCGAATGTCACCACCACCTGGTAATTTATCACGAGTATATTTGTCGTAGGTAAACTCTTGATACATTGTGTTTTGATAAAGAGTTTCTAAACTAATAAAATAGAACCCATCTCTGTTCTCGAAGAAAACATAGTTCGGAGTTTTATTCATGTTCACTGCTTGCTCGCAGAGATACATAATGTTTTTAATTGGAGACCAATAATTTGAAATGTATTTCACATTAGAAAGAGATGGTTCGATTTTAACATCTTTCTCACTCTCTAAACCAATAATCTTATCTTTAATAAATGGTGTGACTAACTCAGAAACCTTGTCACCAAAAACTCGGCTGACTTTCTTGTTAAGATCTGCAACTGCTTCTACTGAAACGAAATGTAGTTGATAAATTACAGCACGATCTCCAAGCAGTTCTCTATCTGTTAGTTTGTAAATATAATACTTACCTTTGATAGCACTATCTTTTAATGCAGGAGTAGTGATGTCTAATTCGAGATATTCCTCGCCAACAAATGGGAAGAGATTAATAAGATCCAAAGATTCTTTGACAATAATACTACCAGTTATAAATGGTGAGAAAATGTCTTCATAAAATTGAATAGTTAAAACTTGAGCTGTGATGTCTTGGTAAAACCCCTTTGGAGTAATTACCTGAACTTTATTAATGCTGACATCGCCAGCAAATCTCAATTGTTGACTAGATTTCATTACAATAATTCTTTATATTGTGTCAGTATAGTTGATATAACCTGTGGGGAAATTACTTTGATTCTTCTTTTTGACTCATTGAGTGCTCGTTCGTAATCATCATTGGATACTGATACAGCACCTGTGGCAGTAGAGTTTACAACAAAACCATCTGCATTTACATAATGGCGAATTGCATATCGTTGAGCACCATAGGTTGCTACAATATGTTTTACTAATGCCTGTTCAGAAAGTGGGAAGTCTGAAATATAATCATGTTTCTGATTTGCCAACATAATGATCCAATGATATTCTGGATCTCCATAAATCTTTTCCGCAACGATTTCTGGAGTTTCTCCGTCAACAATATCATACTCATCGAATAGAGTCACATTTTCTAATACTTCTTTACGGAAACGAACATTCCTAGTAATATCTGTTACAACTGTAGTCTTAGTTGTATTCCCATATTTAAAGTCGTATAAAAACTTTGGAAATTCTTTGAAGTACATTATAGACCATCCTTAACTTTGTCTTTGGTAAGAAGAGCAAGTTCTTTAAAGTTCATTGTCACATTAATTTGCGTTGGCATACCATTTGCAAATGTAGTGAATGCACCATTAGGTGTATAGTTTACATTTAGTTCTGTGAGCACGCAAGATGTGTGGCGATGAAGATTCATATTCTCTGCACCATTCTGATAATAGAAAATATCAAACTCAGAAGGATAAATGTAAATAAAGTTATTGTTATCTTTAAACTCTGGATGCATATGGTACTTGAATTCGTAAATGATATTCAGTACATTTTGTGCTTCAACTGGATCACGAGGAAAGAATTGATAATCAAAAGTAAAAGATCTGAAATCTACACCCTTAAAGATTTGTTCTTTCTTGGGATTTGCCGCAAGACCAGTGGCTGCAGACATGCCTGATGCATTTGGTCCTTTTGATAAAGCCAGATTAGTAATAATGGCTTTGGCAGGTTCAGAAAGATTTTTAGCATCTTTGTTTTGTACTGCTGCAGCAAGTTCAGTCGCTGCT